CTTCAAACTTACGAGCAACCTCAATGACAAAATCGGCGTACTCTTCAATGCTGCCCGGAGTGACATCCTCGCCACGTAAGTAGTTGTCTGTAGCTTTCACAGCGTTAGTGATGGAGTTCTGCCGCACAATTGCTCGATCGCCGTGTAGTGGAGGAATAGGGAACACCTTGCTAGGAGGGCTATAGGAGGGCTTAGAACCGCCTGCAACAGCACCAACTGGTGCAGGTGCACCCTCACCCTTAGCTAGCAGTCGAACGCTTGCCATGTCAATGTTCTTACCGTAGGTGTTCTCTGTATATTGGAAATCTACAGTGTCACCAATCTTGAATGTAGGCTTCTTGAATCCATAGCTGAAACGCTCACCACCAGCATGTACGGTGTACGCTGGCTTAGGGCCAAACTTGGTGGTTACTTCTTTAGTTGTGATGTTTTCAATGATGTAGCTCATGCTTCAATTTCCTCTTTGTCTTGCCAGTTAATTCCTGCTTCCACGCCAACACCTAGCTTGCATGGAAAGTCAATGTTGAAGATTGCTTTGAGTTGTTCTGGAGCACTCTCCAACGTCTTACGTGCTAGTGTTGCAACACTGTACAGCATATCTTTAGGTACGTCAAGTACCACAGAATCATGCACAGTCATTACTAGTTTCGCTTTCTCTGCGTAGCCAGCTTCTTCTAAATTACGTAGCAGAATGCCAACCATCATAGGTACAACGTCACCAGTAGCAAAGCCCTGAATGGGCCAGTTCTTTAGTTCTGTAGGACTGAATGACAATCCACCTTTGTATTCGCTAGGATACTTGTTAAAGATGTAATGTCGTCCTGTAGGACTGCTGTGAAAGTAAGTGTACTGGGGGCCAGCTTTATCTGGATCATAACTTACAACAGCTTCCTTCTCTGCTTTAGCCACTATTTCTTCATGGTAGCGTTTGACTCCTTTGTATCGGTTGTAGAATGTGTTAATGAATCTCTTAGCAGTTGCTCTATCACAACCACTCTGCGCCATAAGTGTAGACGCTCCGCCTCCGTAAACGAGTAGAAAGCTAAATCGTTTAAAGGGCTTCCGTTCTTTGTCAGTTGGATACCGACCATACATCTCCTTGTACAACTCTCTGTGCATGTCCCTACCGTTATTAATATCGTCAATGAGTTGTTGGTCATTGGCAAGGTAGGCCAGTGCAACCATCTCTAGCTGACTGTAGTCAAGTTCCAATATGTTGCCGTCACTGCCATAACGAGACACATACGCTCGCTTAACGTCACCTGTGTCTGTTTGGTTTTGCAGGTTTGGGTTGGTTGAAGATAGCCGTCCTGTCTTGGTTGCACAATGGTTAAGGTTTGGATAGATGTTGTCATCTGGAAATCGTAGTGATACCAGCCCTTCATAATAGGTGTCTTTGATCTTGGCGTACTCACGTATCTTCAATAACTCTTTTGCAATGTCATCACCCTTGTCTACAAGTTGTTTCAATACACTGTCGTCTGTTGAATAGTAGCCACTCTTACCAAGTTCACCAATGGGTTCGTACTTGCCTTTTACCTCACGCGTCTTCTCTACGTTCTTGTACTTGTCCTTACCATTCTTATACTTACCAACAAGTTCACGCACCACACACTTCTCTTGACCACCAAAGAAATACAGAGACAGTTGCTTAGGGCTAGCTGTGTCTAAGAATGGTTCTGCACTGGCAACTTTCGTTTGTGCCATGAGTAGATCAAAACCATATGCATCACGCTGTTTCTCTACATAGTTCCAATCTACACGCATACCATTACGGTTCATCTCAATAGTTGCACGTAACGCATCCATCTGTGTGAACATCAATGGCAAGATGTCTAGACCTTCTGCTTCTGCCCACTGTGCTTCAAAGATGGCAGCAGTGTTCTCTACGTCACCCTTCAAATAGTCTAGCAGTTCCTCCTTAGGAATGTCTTCAGTTTGTACACCAGCCTTCCAATAGGCTTTAATCTTGTCATCCTTCAGTGCGTGTTTGCCAATGTACTCGGCTGTAAGTTCGTCCAAGCTAGCGTACAAGTGCTTCTGACCACTGAGTAAGTAGGCAGCTAGCTGTGTATCCCAGATACGTGGCAGCTTGTTACTAGTATCACGATAGATGTACAGCAGGTCAAACTTAACGTTGTGCCCAATGACTAAATCAGCAGTGTCGCATAGTGTCTGCAAGGGTAGTAGGTTTAGCCCTACCTTGTCGTAATTATAGCCGTATGTACCTCCAATAACGTGTGTACCCCATGCAATGACCTTGTTACCACGCCACATAGGATTGCCACTGTTGTTGCCAACTGGACACCGAATGGTTGTCTCAAGGTCAATTACTAGGTTCATCTTGTCTTCCATTTAGAAACATAACGTGCCTTTGCAGGTTCAATTTCTACCTCGAAACATCCATGTCTGTGTGCCTCTAGTGTGTCAGGCCCACCGAACAGTTTGTTCTTTGGTACGTGAATGAATCGTTGCAAATCCATGCCGGGTTCATTACTCTTGCCAATTGTGACAATGGCATCAGCTTCACCAATCTTGTCGGTCTTACTACCTCGTAGTTGGTTCATCTGAATCCACTTCTCACCCTCACCTGTGCCGTCCACTTGGCTAATAGCAATGACTGGACAATATTCCTTTGCAACATCTCGTGCCCACTCATACAGCTTACCGATTCGTAGGTCTTCCCTAACTTCATAATCGAATCCGTGTACTTTGTCAAGTTGGTCGAAAATAATTAGACCGGGCTTAAACTCTTTGAACAACATGCTTATCTTGTTCACGGTCTTGATGCCGCTGTCGTCATCTAATATCAGAAACCTGTCACCACCAGCCGCTGTGAACAGTGCTTCGTAGGTTGCAGGATCAGCTAGCAATTCGCTACTAGTAACTTGTGACGTGGCTTGAATGACACGCATCATAACCTTGTTGCTAGCCTCTTCGTTGTTGATCCAAATGACATGCTCATCAGGTTGTAGCTGACTCATCATGTAGCTGGCTTCGCTAGCTGTGAATGTTGTCTTGCCTGTCTCAGGTCGTGCTGCAATGATGACAAAATCACCTTTGCGTAGTGGGCCTAGACTTACGTTTAGTTCCTTTAGCCTCCAAGATAAGCCCCCACTAGCCACGACACCAGAAAGATAGTCAAGGGATGGCTTAACAAATACTTCGTCTTTCTCAACACTTGCACCAATTTCTTTCTTGTAATGATTGAGCATCTCTTCAATAGATAGCAAGTCACCACCATGACCTGTACCAATCTTCAGACACACATCGTAAATCTGCGTAGCATAATCTGTCTCAATGAGTTTAGCTAGCAGTGCTTTTGTGATTGGTGGCGGCTTGTCAAGTGCCTCCTTCAAGTTGTCGAATGCAATTTCATATGTTGCAGGGTCTTTAATCTTCTTACCCTTAACAATGAAAAAGAATGTGCGAAACTCTCGGAAGTCAATGGTTGTACGTGCAGGATAGTTGTCCCAATATTCTCCTAGCACATTGAAAATCTCCAACGTAATTGGCGATACGTTGTGCTTCTTAACATGTTCTTTGAATCGCTGGTAGTCTACCTTGTTACTAGTAACTGCCAACAGATCAATGTCGTAACTCATTACAACTCCATTTCTTTTAATATATCCAGATCAATCTCCTTCGGCTGATGGTTGAACACTGCACTGATGTTAGGTATTAGTGGACTAACATCTACAAACAGCTTACGTGCTGCTGTGTGTCCTGCAACATCATCATCTAGCCATAACACTACTCTCTCATACCGTAGTGCAACTTTCTTCAACGCCTCTCCATCCAACTTAGTTCCCAACAAACACAAGGTTGGAAACCCTGCCATATGTAGCTTATAACTACTTAATAAATCTTCTACAACTACTAATGGTTTATTATCTTTAACTATAGTTGCATTATCTAAATAACTATATCTTTGTTTACTATAAGTAAGATATTTAGGTTTCTTATTATAACGCCTAACTTGGCAACCTACAATACCACCACTCACACCACTGAAAATTGGTAGCACAATGCCGTCTTCGGATTCTGTAATGTGATAGCCACTGCATTTAGGTTGATTGAATCCATATTGTGCCAGCCACAGTTGGCCCTCAATTGCAAACCTATCATAACTTGTTTCTTTTGTCAACTCGGTGTGTGTAGGTAGACGCGCACCTCTAAGAGATACCATAACTCTGGTATCTTCTTTAATGCGCTTAATTGTCTCCTTCGGTCGATAATAGCCGCTATCTCCACAGTTATGGCAGTGCCATAGGTAGGCTCCATCTACATTCTTAACATACAAACGTTGCTTATTGTCAACACCTGCTGGACAATCTTCGTGGTTATACTTGCCTTGTTGTCCTTCATCAAGCTCCTCAAAGTCAGGTGCATTACCTGTAAGTACAGCCAACGCTTGTTGTCCATAGTGTGTTGTCATGTGTGCTCCACAATCTTGATGTTGGTCATGCCTATAATTTGATGACAGACCTTGCATGGCTTTGCTAGCAAAGGCCTACCACTTTTACCATAACGTGTTACTAGTATGCGATGTGCTTTGTTCCAATCACATTTAAGCAATGCTGCCACCTCTGCATGTAGAAACACCTTATGCGGCTCACCCACTGATGCCGCTATACGGGCTTGCAATGGGTGTGTTTTAACGTAGGAGTTCTGACCTGTAGCCAGCAATCTCCCACGTTTGTCATATACAAATGCACTGACAGTTTGTTGACACATTACTTGCCAAACACTTTAGTGTACAACTCTTTGACACTCTTGCTGTCTTCAGCAGTCAGCTTCTCAAGGAATGACACTTGAAGTGCATACTCCACATCGTAACGCTTCTGCTTACGTGCCCAATTGATTAGGGTACGTGGCGACATTGTAAGACCAATCTTACCACTCTCATACGCTGAACGTACAAGGTTAGCCAGCCTCACCATGTCATGCGCTACCTTCTGCTCAACATCACTCTTACTAGTAATGATGTTAACCTCATGTGCTTGCGACAGATAGCCTAGCTTGATGGTATTGGTGAATCGGTCAATGGTTGCAGTGTTCTGCACACCTACACCTGAGAATGCACCAGTGATGTCGCCCTGCCCAACAGTGTTGCCAGCAAACACTAGCCTGAAGTTGTCGTTAGGAATAATGGTGCGGTCTTCGCTAGTACCGGGCTTCTCTTTGAGATAGAGATAGCCACCGTCTTCCAGCAGGTTCTGCATACCCATAGCAATCTCAGCAGGCATGAGTTCCCACTCGTCAACCAGGCACACAGCGCCATACTTAGCTGCTTCAGTAATTGCACCGTCTTCCCACACAGTTGCACCACCACGTACAACAAGTGTACCAAACAGACTAGATGATTCCACATCACCAGACATATTGATGCGAATGAATGGTCGATTCAGCTTAGCACACACATACTTAACCAGCGATGATTTACCGCTACCAGTAGGGCCAGTGATAAGGGTCTTGTCGCCATCCATCATACCTGCTACTAGTAATGCTGCTTCGTCTTGTTGCACTACATAGTCAGGATCAACATCAGGGATGAGTCGGTCAATGTCTGGAATGCCTGTCTTGTTGAGAACAAACACACCAAAGTCACCAAACTTAGGCTTGTAACCAAACACATCACTGAACCAAACTTGACCATCTTCCAGAGATACGTGCTTGGTAACAGGCGGTGGCTCAGGTGTAGCAGATTTAGATTCAGGTGCTTTCTTGCCGAGATGTGCAGCAATGGCTTTTGCAACGCGATCATTCAAGTCAGGTGTTGTCATGTTAAATACTCCGGTCAATGATGGAGAGAATTGTAGGGGACAGTTGGTTAAGATCGTTTACTACTACGTTCTTTTTATAAAAACGAGTAACATTAGTATCCATAATGCCAATACCATAAACGTCTACTCCAAGTTGTTCTGCCGTGTCAATTGCATGTTTAGTGTACCAGTCAACGTTACCAGCATGGTCACGGCCAGCAGGACTGCCGTCTGACAATACTACCAGCACTTTGCGGTGCTCCTTGCGTCCTATCAGCTTACTAGTAGCATATGCTACAGCATCACCGTCACTGTTCTGCCATAGTGCACCACTCACTTTGTCAAACCTGTTAATGAGTTCTTGTTGCGGTGTCTTCTCGCCAAACTCTGAGAACAGCCACACTAAAGGATATTCCTCTTCCACAGTGTTGCTAAACCCATAGATTGAATAGGCAATGTTTAGGGGCTTCAGTGCTTCTGCAAATGCACCAGCACCAGCACACGCCATGTCAAACTTGCGACCAGACATACTACCACTGCAATCTACCAGCAGACATACAGCAGTGTCTGTTGTGTCACTTACAACACGCTGACGAAACACCTTGGTAGAAAACTTGTCGTCACCACTGATGATGCGATGCAGACTACCATTGTGCAGCTTGCCTTTAGTCTTGCCATACTCATACCTGTCACGGCTACGTGTCTGCAATTTAAGGCGTAACTTGTTAGCCATTGGTCTAGCGTTACTAGTAATGTAGTTGCTAACATCATGCTTGTGCATGTATCCAATGTGCATGTGTTCGTCTACAATTTTAGGCATAGCCTTGTCAAAGTTGACGATGACATACTCATTAGCATTAGGGATAGCATATGCGCCCTTCTCAATGGGTTGAGCTGTCATGTGAATGCCTGTGCGCGTAGGCTTATGCTCGTGCCCCATAGCTTTCATTAGCTTGTCAACATTGATTAAACGGTCTACATCGTCGTCAATGGGCTTACCCTCACCGTCACCCTTGTCACCACCTTTGCCCTTGCCTGTGCCGTCGTCACCCTCACCCTTGCCCTTGTATTCTTCAGGGTCTTGATCGTATAGGTCTTTAAGGATACGCTCTGCCAAATCCATAACTTGTGCAGCTTCACCATGCTCACGTACTGCAATGAGTTCTTCGCTGTACTTATCCAGCTTAGCTAGCCGTGTACGTGCATCATCATCAATGGCTGTTGACATCTGTGCCTGTGCTTCTACGCTTGATGCAATCCAGTCACGCAAACTAGCGTCCCACACAAACAGAGGCAGTGTCAGTAGCTGCTGTTCTCGCAGTTCTTTGTCTGTGCTTGATGTGTGTTTCTTGATGTCGTCAGCATACACATACCAGAAATCATTACTAATAACACGGTCACCTGCATACTCCATATCGTTGCGATAGTCAATGCGATGATCTTCAATTAGATTGTTGATAAGGGCCAACAAACCGCCGGGTTTTACTTTATTTAAAAATGTAAAGTCACTGTGCACCACATGGCTTGTCTCATGCTTTACAAAGTAACGCATACGGGTTAGCCACTCTTCGCTGGTTTTGCTTGTAATTGCAGGCAGATAGATGGTTTTACCGTCAGTTCGTGGTGTTGAGTCTGGTTTGTCCCACTGCACGTTAACACCGCTATTAGTAGCACACGCTGCTACGTATGTCTCAAACTGTTGAACGTCAAGTAGATTCATAGTAATGCTTCCTCATCAGTTTCTGGTGTTGGTTTCTGCTTTGGCACACGTTTACCTAGAATGGCTTGGCTTTCTGCTGTACGCTCACCATTAACCTCAGGGAACGGCCAAAACGTCAGTTTACTTTCGTCACATCTGGATACATGTACGTCACAAATATCTGATTGAATTCTGAATCCAGCCATGGCTCTACATCCTCCAATCCGTTATTAGTAACATACTGTCGCAGCAATTCATTCTTAAACTGCTGCTCGTGATCGTCGTCATGCAGAATGATGACGGACCCTAATTCATCCCTCATGACATTCATCCTCCATGCTTTCATAGTCGTTGAGATAGCAGCGATATGCAATAGGGTCAATGGCTTTCAGTATCTGAGATGCATAGAATACCACACCACACACCTCAATAGTGCCGTACACCTCGTCAAGATATTGGTCAAAATTATTCATGATGTTCCTCAATTGATAAAGTAAATGATTGCGCCAACGATTATAAAGGCAGCCAGTATTTCCATACTATCGCCACAATATGTCAAAGAAACCTGCCAGTGCTACTAGTAACACTAGGCTGACAGCAATTGATTCGATAATGTCTCGCATTATACAGTTGCTCCAAGTGCACGTAGACGGGATTTTGTGGTGCGTGTAGGCCAGCGGGCCAGTGTTTCTTTATTGACAAAGAATTTTACATCACGATAGAGAAATGTTCCGATGTGATTGCCATGCAAATATACCTTGGCTTGCTCCATTCGTGCATGTGTAGGCTCGTCAAGCTCACACTCATACACTACCTCAGTATTGGCATTCTTCCAGTTCTTACGATGTGCCACTGCCATACACATTTCTTTTTCAATCTTACGCATGTTTCTTGCTCCAATAAAATGAGAATCCAAAGCGCCACACCTTAACAAAGTGTAAGCCACCGACCTTTTTGTAAGATATTTTACGCATGATAATTTACCAGTTCCTGACTTTTACTTCAAACTGTTGTTCGCGTTCATCGTCACGCATTACAAATGCCTCGCATGGATAGTTGTCATATCGTGTTTCATCTTCTGCCCACTGAGCAAAAGCTAACGCTTCTGTTTCAGTTTCAAAGTAATGCCAAGTTACGCCAAGGCAAGGCAACATATCACGGCTATATTTCATGGTGTTTGCAGGGAGTTTGCACTCCCTGT